TCTTGATACTCATTTACTTGTTTTTTTATGTTTTCAGGAGCATCTTCACTTACAGATACAATTTTTTTAATACATAAGTCAGACCAAAACTCTACTGGATGGCCTCCTTCGCTGGTTGTATGTACCTCAATCATTCCTAATTCAGGACCTGCTTTGTAACTCATTACCATTTATTCGGCTCTCCTACTTGGTTTTTTTTAAGATGACTATCATGTTTATCAATTAATATAGGTTCTTTTTCTTGTTTAAATTGCTGTACTTGACTTCTTTTTTTTGCAATTAAAATGCCTTTTTCATCAGTTATAACAACCAATGGATCTTCAAGCCTGTGGTAGCCATAAAGTTTTTCATGCAGAGGAACTGCTGTATCAAGCAAGTAACTTGTATGTGCAACTTCAACTTGAATGCCTTGATTCATAGCTTTGCTTAACCAAAACTCTACAGATGCTCTGCCTGATTCAGCAAAATGCAGATTGCCTTTATAACTAAAGTCAACTCCAAATAATTTTATTTTTGCAACTTTATTCCAAACAGCAAATGCAACTGCATACGAAACTGTATTATTTAAATAGTGACAACCACATGCACCCAAAACTTCATCAATAGGATATTCAACCAGGCCAGGGCAACGATCATCTAACTCACATGTATAGACTGGGCCTTCATGTTCAGTGAGAAGTTTAGACATACTATTGGTTTGTCCCCCGGCATCATCGGTATCTAAAAATCTAGATGCTGGATCCATCATAAATACTCTATCGTGAAATATAACTGATGCTACTGAATTAATAGCCCATACCTCATCAAAGTGTGCGCCATGTGATTTTGCTAAATTATAATCAAACCAACTACTGCCCATGCCGACAATAGCCACAGTTTTACCTTCAAGTTTCTTGATTGGTTTCATACTCTCTCTCCTTTATGTAACCGTTGTTCTAAGCGAATCGTATCTATATTCGTCTCTTCTACCTCTTGCTTCTGCTTTGTTTTTAAGTCTAGCCATTTCTTGTTGAAATCTAGATTCGTATAAATTCATCATATCAGCATCACCTTTCATAAAAGTGTAAGCTTCTACCAAACAACCATACAAGAGTCCATTTCTTGCATGTTCTGATATCCATGTACCGGTTGTATCTGTAACCAATGAATTAGGTTTATAAAGATAATGTAATTCTGTTACATAGTCTTGATCTGGTACTGGAGATATTATAATAGTTGACTCTCTTGTCCCTGTATTTAAATCCTTATCAAAGTCTCCATAATACAAAGGTAATCCACGCGAGCCAGAGTCTGTTGGATCTGGAGCATATTCTTGCATAAAACTGGTATGTTTTTTATCCAAAAAACTATAGTCTCCATTTGACTTAATGACTGCTAATGAAAAGGATAATTCAAAATCATCTGGTGTTGTTAAAAATCTTGAACCAGTTGTCATTAAGCCTTTTACATTTTTTCTAAAATAATCAAACTGAACAAGCTCAAATATTCTTTCTTCTGTATTTTTTATTATATCGTCTAGAGTGCTGACAAATGTGGCTTCACTATTTTGAGTATAGTTTTGAATTAAAGTTTTTAATTCTGATAATGTTACTGGACTGCTCATACTAAGTATTTAATTGGCCACCCATACCTGAGTGATTAGTACAGTAATAATAAAGCGTAGGTGCTCCACTTGCAACTTCTATCTGGGTGTAAGCCCCTGAAGATCCGGGAGTGCCGCTTGTAGTAACGCCTGTTGTATATTCAGACCCACCAGAATGAGTTCCATTTGAAGTAGTAGAAAATCTTAACGGATGATTATTGTTGGTACTATCTGACTGGTCAAATTTGTAAGTTTGGCCTTCTGTTAAAGTTAAAGTTGGAGCGCGAGAACCATCAATATAAAAATAATTTGCCCCTAAATAGTTAGCTACAGTAACTGTATAAGTTGTTGGGCTAGGTGTTGGACTAGGACTAGGACTTGGACTAGGGCTTGGACTAGGCGTTGCAGCTGCTCCTGATATTGTTATTTCTCCTACACTTCCGGTTGATGGAGGAACTAGGAAGTTTGTTCCTATAATATCTGAGTTCATATAATGTTGTTCATAAATATTTGTATAAATAACAACTACAAAACCTTCACCAACTTCTTTGTCTGTATTTGGTCTAGGTTCATATAAAGCCTCTGGATCCATTACATGAGGCAATGGCTCAAGCTGTGGATGTTTAGGTTCATAGCACTCAGGACAAGTCTTTAAACCATTCCATTCTTTTTTTAATTGTCTAAGGGGGTATTCAAAAGAACATCTATCGCATTGTGCTATTGCATACTTACCTGTAGCGTATGCCATACTAATATCCGTTTCTTAAATAAGGCGCAATTCTAAAAGAGGCCCTATCTTCATCTTGAGACAATGCTCTTTCGAATTCATCTTCATACATTTGTTTTAACATAACCACTCTGTCAGGAGCTTTTTTAATTGCTATGTAATATGCAAGTCCAGCGGCAAAACATGGGTAAAATCTAAAAGGCATATCCACGGTGTTAGTCCCGGCATCAGCATCATCCATTCTTACTAGCTTGTTAAAAACCAATACATCAGTAGAGTTTTCTGGAGCTGGCCATATTTTTAAAATAGGAGTGGTAAGTTTATCTAGAAAAAATTGAGAAGGTCTAGACTTGGTTGACTTGGTTGGAATATTTAAATATTCACTTCTGCTAATCATGGACATCTGAAGATCTAAATTAGTTCCGTCAGTGTTTCTTCTTATTGAACAATCTAATATATCAATAACATTAGAGTTTAATGTGTAATCGTTTTGACCTTCAGTAACTGTTTGAGTTGATTGTTCTATGGTCCATTGATTAAGACCTCTGTTAGCCCATTCAGCAAGCATAAGGTTAATGGAACGTTTTGCAGTTTTTAAATCATAACCAGTTCTAAGCTCTAGGCCGCATCTTTCGAATGCTTCCTCTACGAACTCAGCTACGTTTGGTTCAAAATTTGTACTGCCTGAAAGTGCCATTATTTCTTACGTTTGGTTGTTTTAAGAGATCTTTCTATTTGTTTCGCTTGTTTCAAATGAAGCTTTGAAGCTCCTTTTAATTCTTTAACAAGTTTTTTTTTCTGTGATACTGATAATTCAGTCATTATTCCTCCGTATCGTTATACAAGTTATCGAAAACTCGATTTACATCCAATGTATAGTCTAAATCAGATTTAGAATAATGTATATGTGCAGAAGGTTTAAAGTCAGGTGCCCCTTCTCCAACCTGAAACCAAGCCGGGTGGGTAGCTCTAACTCTATTGTTTGGCAAAGCTACAATGTTTCCCGTCCATTCTCCTGCATCAAGTAGCTCTAAAACATGACTGCTTTTATGTTGGGCAGGATCATCTGCTATCTCACTTTCTGCATAATCGACAGTGAAGTAATATTTTGCCGGGAACATTTTACCATCAATCTTAGCAAGCCACGGACATGGTGTTGCTCGATTCATAACATAAACAGAATTATGGTGAGATGAACAATCCCAGGGTTGTGCATCATGTACAGCCATAGGTTCTGGCCATTCTTCAAAAGGAGTATCGCCAACTAAAGCTGTAATAGGCATACGAGCCCACATAGCGCCACCGTGAATTGTATCTTCTGGTTCGCCTTCTGCTTCTACGCCTGTAAATATAATATGAAAACCTAAACAACGATTTGGCATAGTGGTAACACCAATAGCCATTGCATGCAAGAACTCACCATGATATTGCTCATGGTTGTGCGTGTACTCTCTCCTTACCCAGCACTTAAAGTGGGGTATATTACTATATAAGTAAGACACTATTTACTTACTTTACCGCCTTTCTTATAACCTTTAGTGCTTACCTTTCCGCCTTTTTTATAGCCTTTAGTGCTAACCTTACCACCTTTCTTGTAGCCTTTTGATTTCATCATCCCGCCTTTTTTCATGCCTTTTGATTTAACCATCCCACCAGATGCGTAGCCTTTAGTTTTTTTAAACATAATTGCTCCTATGAAAATTTAGTTTTCTTTCGTCTATTGCTCATTACTTTACCACAACCTCTAGCAATTCTTCTTACTTCGCCACCATTTTTTAATCTGACTTTTGCTTTTGGAGTATTTGCTACAACAGTCTTACCTTTCTTTCCTGCTGATTTTTTCTTTCTTGCTGTAGACGCTCTTTCTGCTTTTGATAAACTTTCTGCTGTTGCTTTTGGCAGACAACGATCAGGGTTTTTTTTATCTGGACTCGTTCCACATTCTCCCAAAATAGAACCATCTGCTCCTATACGAACCCACTTTTGATCACGCCATTCTTTTAGCTGGCCCATTATCTAAGTCTTTCTTTCATTACGATGCCTTGTCCTTTGATGCTAACAAGTCCACCGTTCTTCATTTTCTTTTTAGAGCCTTTTGCGTAGTTTGGATCTTTGCAATATTTAGATGCGGCCATATTTGCATAGGCGCTTGGGTATGTATCAAAAGTTCTTTTAGCCCAAGCTTTTCCTTTTGGGCATATTTTTCCACCACTTTTTGCTTTAGCCATTACTTCCTCTTTGATTTAGCTCCAACACATTTCCATCTTTTTCTTGATAGATTGTTGGGAGTGTTAGGGTCGTTTTGTTTTTTCTTAGATAGTCTTTTTTTTATACCAAGACTTCTAGCGCAATATGAATCACCCTTAGATGTACCGGGCTTTACTCTTGCTCCGCCACCTTTAGATTTGCCTGCTTGCCCGTAACTAACTTTTTTACCAGAAGCGGTTATTTTTACTTTTGCTTTACCCCTTCTTGGAGTTGTTTTTCTACTTCTTACTGCCATAACACTTAATATAGTAGCACTATAGAAGTGCTACTACAAAAATTTAAGCAGCGAAGTTTTTAAAAAGAGTTAACACTATTACATACGAATCGCCACTTGAGTGACCAGTTGTAGTAAGAGCTATGTCTCCTGTTTTTCCACCTGCTGCTGCTGTATTTACCAGTCCGCCAAACTCTGTAAAGTCTTCTGAATCAGCATAGTTTTCGTTTAAGTCCCAGCAAATAGTATTAGTGGTTGCAACCCACAAAAGTTTTGCACTCATCCCAAAGGTTGAATAACAAATTTTTGCAAGACGAACACCAGTACATGCTTTGCCAAAGTTATTAGGCTGTAAAGCACTAACATCTACTTTTGTGACTGCACTTTCACCATTACCATCAGATGTATTAGTCAGCTGAATAATAGCAAGCCTATCACTATCTAACAGAGTTGTTGAAGTTACTGCATCTGCCATAATTAGCTCCTACTTACGCGTCAGCAAATGGTGTAACTATTGTTCCTGAACCAATTAATAATGAATCGTGAACTAAATAAGTAACTGCATCAATAGCTGTAACTCGTACAACACTTCCTGCAATACCACCTTTAGTTGATCCATTCATAGTCATAACATCGTTAGATGCTCCTGGAACAAAAGCTTTCTTAGCGCCATCGTCTACAGCTACTAATACTGCACCTTCAAATTTGTCGGTACCATCAGTTTTAATATCTAAGTCTGTTGCTGCTGTTTCTATTACAAAATAGAAAGAAGCACCAATGTTGTTAGCTTGGTTAGGGTCTGTAGGATCGCTTGGAGTTGCTGATGAGATAGAAGGTAAAGTAAATTTACCGTCTGCATCATTACACAATAAGATTTTTCCTGCATGTGCATCTACTGTTAAAGTAGTATCTGCGGTTAAAGAAACAGAGTTATTAACCCCTGCTGAAATAAATCCTGCCAATGATTTGACTGGACCTGAAAAAGT